ACTTGATTGATGAAAACTCAGGAAAAATCAAAAAAGTTAGAGAAGAGAAATTAGTTAAAGGTTACAGCGTAACAGACGTTGAAGCGAAAGTAACTGAGAAATTTAAAGCGTTTCAACACGATTGGCGAATAACGGCAGTCAGTGAAAGTAAAATTGACGAAGTTTTTGAGTAAGTTAAAACCCGAGAAATCGGGTTTTTTTTATTTTATTATGTCACCATTTAAGATTTTTTTGATTAAGGGCATATTTATAGTGTAAATAAAAAATATTTTATTATACAAAAAATGAGCGAAAAAAAATCATTAGTTGAGGAAGCGTTGTTACAAATGAAAAATTTGGAACACGTTGTCACTGAAAACGCAAAAGGAATACTTGCTTCTACAATGAAGGAAGAAATCGAAGAGTTAGTAAAAGAGTCTCTTGACGAGACTATGTATGCTGAAGATGAAGATGAAGATTCATTGGATGCTATGGGCATTGAAGGACCTATGATGGGTGATGAAATGCCTGATGATTCAGATTCTATGAATATGGATGACATGGGATTAGAAGATGATGAAGATGAGGATGAACTAGAACCGTTAGATATGACGGGAGCATCTATGGAAGAAATTATGGCAGTACTTAACGGTATGGGCGATAATGACGGAGTTATCATTAAGAAAACTGGTGAAGATTTAGATGTAGACAAAATTACTTTTCAAGACGAAGACATGATGAAATCATTAGGAGAGTCATATGATGACGCCGATGGTGATACTAATGAATCAGTTGACGAAGAAATTGTTTACGAAATTGAATTAGGTGAAGATGATAATGTTGATGAAGATGACTCTACAGTAACGGAATCTAGTATGATGGTTAAACCAAAAGGTTTGGGTATGGGAAAAGCTAAATCAGAATTACCAACAGGTAAAGTCAACATGAAAGGTTTTAAAGAAGATATGTCACAACATAAAGAAAGCTTTAAAGGTCCTAAGAAATTTGAATTTAAGGAAGGTGAAGATGCTGATGTTGAACCAAAAGAAACTGAAACAAAAGAAGCATCAAGAACCTACGGAAATGGAAGTAGAAATTTTCCAAAAAGAAAAGGTCTTCCAAAGATGAAGGTTATTACAAATTCTGCTTTACAAGAAGAAGTTGAAAACTTAAGAGCTAAGAATGAGGAATACAGAAAAGCATTAAATATTTTCAGAGAAAAATTAAATGAAGTTGCTGTTTTCAATTCTAACTTGGCTTACGCTACAAGATTGTTTACTGAACATACTACAACAAAATCAGAAAAAATAAATATCATGAGACGTTTTGACAACGTCGAAACAATCAAAGAATCTAAAAATCTTTATCAAACTATTAAAGATGAATTAGGTTCAGTTGGTAAACCAATGGTTAAAGAATCTATCGTTGAAAACATTGATAGAACACCAACTAAAGGTTCAACTAATTTGGTTGAAAGTAAGACATATGAAAATCCACAATTCTTAAGAATGAAGGACCTTATGTCAAAAATGAATAAATAAATAAAAATAAACTAAAAACAAACTAAATATTTTAAAAAATGGGAGCATTATTAGAATCAGGTCTTGTTGGTAACATCGGTCTTAAGCACCTTAAAGTTATCAAAGAAGATACTATTAACAAATGGGACAAATTAGGATTCTTGGAAGGTTTGAGAGGACATGTTAAAGAAAACATCGCTCAACTTTATGAAAACCAAGCATCTCACTTAATTAACGAAGCTGCTAGCACAGCATCAGACGGTTCTTTCGAAACGGTTGTATTTCCAATCGTAAGAAGAGTTTTCTCTAAATTGTTGGCTAACGACATCGTATCTGTACAAGCTATGAACTTACCTATTGGTAAATTGTTCTACTTCGTACCTAAAATTCAGGGTTATGACATGGGTCAAGACCCAACTGCAGGTGGTACACACTTCGCACCTTTTGGAGCACCTAATGGACCAGCTTCAACAAACGCTGGTTATGGTGCAAACGACAAGAATTTGTATGACAGATTCTACGAAGGTAACGAAGCTACATTAGACCCTCCAGGGTTATTTGACTATTCTAAAGGTAAGTTTAGTGCAAGAACAATTACAGCTACAACTGTAGTATGGAACGGTGTTAATTTAACACCTTCAGGATATGGCGCAAGTTCTGAATTTAGAAAAGTATTGATTGGAATGTCAGGTTTCAACTACGCAGGTGCTGGTAAATTAATCGGACCTAACGGTAACGAAATGGATAATGAAGAATTCTTAGCAGGATTAACAATTCAACAAAACACTCTTGCAGGTGCGGTAGCTGGTAATGGTGTTATAAATGGTTTCTCAGGAACAACAGCTGGTAATTCATTAGGTAGTGGTCCATTGTTATTTAGAGTTGTTACTCAAAAATATGGTAAAGGTATTGTTGAATATGGTTCACAAGTAACAACAACATTCCCAACAACTGGAAACGGTGGTGCTTATGACAACATATGTGATACTGATGGTGTTATTTACTTAGAAATTGACACACAGGTTCCATGTTCAGTAGGTTCAGGTTCTTTAGATGGGTATTCAGGTATTACAACAAACGCAAATACATCAACTACTAACGTGTTTACCGCTACTTACAGAATCTATCAAAACTTAGAATTTGAAGATGAAATCGGTGAAGTTTCTTTTGATTTGGAATCAGTAACAGTTTCTGTAACTGAAAGAAAATTGAGAGCACAATGGTCTCCTGAATTAGCACAAGACGTTGCAGCATTCCACAACATTGACGCTGAAGCTGAATTAACAGCTTTATTGTCTGAGCAAGTTGCGGCAGAAATTGATAGAGAAATCTTGAGAGATTTGAGAAAAGGTGCAGCATGGACTTTGAGATGGGATTACAACGGTTGGAAAAGAGGTACAACTGCAAATCCATTAACACAATACACTCAAAAAGATTGGAACCAAACATTGATTACAGCAATCAACCAACTTTCAGCTCAAATCCACAAATCAACATTGAGAGGTGGAGCTAACTGGATTGTTGTTTCTTCTGAAATCAGTGCAATCTTTGATGATTTGGAATACTTCCACGTATCAAATGCAGCTCCTGAGCAAGACCAATATAACATGGGTATTGAAAGAGTTGGAACTTTGGCTGGTAGATACCAAGTTTACAGAGACCCTTATTTCCCACCAAACACAGTATTGATTGGTCATAAAGGTAACTCATTGTTAGACACAGGTTATGTGTACGCACCATACGTACCATTACAATTGACTCCAACAATGTATAACCCATTCAACTTCACACCTATCAAAGGTATCATGACAAGATACGCTAAGAAGATGGTGAACAACCGTTTCTACGGTAAAATCACAGTTGATGGTGTTAGAACATTTGACTTAAGAGAATTGAGATAATCTTTTCTAAATGAAATAAAAAAGGGACGAGAAATTGTCCCTTTTTTTATGCTTCTTCTTTTTTATCGGGTGTACTTAAAACCCTTAATGATTTTGATATAATTTCAGATTCTTCTAATGTAAAACAACCTCGTTTATGAGCTGATTTTACAGATTGTATTAAATAGAATAAAGATTGTTCTTTTCCAATAGAATTAATTATTTTTTCAAGCTCGTCATTTGAGTTACATTGTAAAAAATCAAATAGTTTTGTGTTGTTATTAATCATAGTAAGATATTTATATATAATAATCGTAAAAAAATGATGGATAATAAAGTGATAATTCAAGATATTTTTAATGAGTATATAAAAATTGTTGAAACCAGTAGTACAACTATAAGTGCCGGTGTGTACAATGGACCAATTGAGGTGGGTTTAAAAAAATGGAAAGAATCTGAATTAGGTCCGTACACTGAATTTTCAAAACACCCCGCCAATAAAGAAAAAAAACAAAAAACTTTAAAAAACAATATATCAAAAGTTATTGGTGTATGGGAAAAAGATAAAGACGGTAGTTACGACGTGAAAATACATGATGTACATACTGTAAATGAAGACTTGGCGGTTTGGTTTGGAACTAAGAAAAAACCTAAAGGTTCTAAACAACCCGCTGGTCCTTGGGTTAATATATGTAGAAAAAAAGAAGGTGGTGGACACCCACCATGTGGAAGACCAGACGCTGACCCAAAGTCATATCCTAAATGTAGGGCCAAAGGTGTTGCCGCTGGTATGAGTGACGCTCAGAAAAGAGCCGCTTGTGCTAAGAAAAGAAAGGCGGAGAAAGCAGATACACAAACAGGTAAAGGACAAAAACCTGTTTACTCGTCTTACAAAACAACGAAAGAATCTGTTAATTATTTACCACCGATTACTTTATCAAAATTAGCTGGTAAAATTTTATACGAGATGAAAAAAAAAGGTGTCAACGAAAATTTGACCGTAATTAAAAATTTGTACAACAGAGTTCCATTCACCGAAAAAATGATTACAGAACTTCATAAATCATTAAACAAAAATGTTTTAAATGAGTCAGAAACCGCTGATGTAAATTATTTATTGCTCGGAGGTGACAAAACCAAACAATGGGTTAACACAATTCTATATTCATTAAAAAAGGGGTCTTAAAACCCCTTTTTTTTATTTTGTTATGAATATGCCCCTGAGGACCTTTTCTTTCCGTCTAATCCCTTTATACGACCTTGACAGACCTGTACTGCGTATCCATTAGCATACGCTGATGGATAAACATCAAATTTTGCTTTAGCGGCGGCTTTTCCACGTGCACATAATTTAGTTCCTGTTTTTTTTCTACCTTCTTCTAAATTATTTCTTTCCAACATTTGGTCCATAAAAGCATCCGCATCTTTTGAAAGAGGTTCAAGTTCATCGGCCTTTATTTTTAAATCTTCAATGTCTTTGATTGCCGCCAAATACGGAATCATTGATTTTTCAGCATCTTTATCAATTGGTATAATACTACTAATTTTTTCAAGTATTTCTTCAATACTTAGTTTAACTAATAAGGGTCCTAAACCTTGTGTAATAAATCCCAATCCGGGAATACTAGTTATACCAACGATTGATTGTAATAAATCAATAAAATCAACTTCTAATTCGTCTTGAACATCAAGTAATTGTTCTAAAGTATCTGATTGAATGTCTCCGTCATTTACTATAGATGCTTTTAATTCTTTATATCTTTCTAAATCATCGTTTAATTCACTGTAATTTTTCACAGACGCTCCAATACCTACAGCGGTACCTACACCTGGAATACTTGTTAATACGTTTCTCGCGGTGTCACCAGCTAAGTTTTTTAATATACTGGCAACATCTAATTCATTTATATTTTTCATTTTTGGTTAACTATTTGAAATTT